GCGATTGCAGGACTTCTAGGATCAGTTGCCACAACAGGTGCATCAGCGCCTTACACTCACACAATTTCTCTTAAGAACAGCCTTACATCAGGCGCAGATGACCAGCCAATCTCTTACACATTGACTGACTTCTACGCAGCAGATGTTCGCTCTTATCCAGGTTGCCAGTTCTCAGACTTCTCTTTGAAGTTCAACGCAGACGGAATGCTTGAGTATGACACCAAGACAACAGGCTGGCAGTCATCAGCGGTATCAGATCCAACTCCAACCTTTAGCACATTGTTGCCAACACAGGTATGGCGTGGAACTGTATCAATTGGTGGATCGTCTGTTTCTAATGCAATGACAGGTAATATCGACATGACTCGTTCTGTCAGCCCTGTTTATGGCATCAGCAACACTCAGAACCCATACAGCATTTTCTTGGGACCTTTAGAGGTAACTGGCAAGATCACATTTATCATGGAAAATGATGATGAACTAACAGACTTCTTAAGCAACACTCAGCCAGCCATCGTTCTTAACTGGAACTACGGCACAGGTGCTGCGGAAGTTCAACTTCAAGCAACAATCACAAAGGGTGCTTATACAGCAGCCGTGATTGAGCGCGGAGAAGACTTTGTGCAGGTATCAATCGACCTAAATGGCCAGGCAAACACAACAGATGCTGGTTCAACAGGTGGATTTGCACCAATCAAGTGGATCCTAAAGAACGCGAAAGCGTCAGGAACCTACGCTTAATCCTCAGAGCAGGTGGGGTCAGGTTGATGGCGAACGCCTTCCCGCCATTCCGCCCACCTGCTCCTTTTAAGTTATGATGTAAGGAAGGCAAACCAACAGGAGGCAATATGTCAAAGAAAATTACACTACCTTCAGGGGCTACAGTAACTCTGAAAGATCCAGCGTCATTGCGTGTTAAAGATCGCAAACGCGTATTAAAAACAGCAGATGTTGAAGGCGGAGATTTAACCCGAGCGCTTGCTTTGGGCGATGCTTTGATTGCGATGCTTATTGAGGACTGGTCTTTGGACCTTCTTATACCTGCTCTCAAGATTGACAACCTTGATGAGTTAGAGATGAAAGATTACGATGCTTTGGTGGATGCAACTAAGGATGCACAACAATTTCTGTTTCCATCTTTAGGAGATACGGTAGAAAACGAAACAGACCCAAAAGCGCCTTCCGACAACTCGAACGCCTAAAGTGGCTGCTCGAGGGCGGTGAAAGGCGAGAGGATTTAACCTACCCCGATGAGGAGTGGGCTTACTTCCAGTTTGCAGATCGCTTTGGTTGGACCCCTGACCAGGTCGATAACCTCCCTGCGGGAACTGCTGATTGGTTGTTGGCGATAGCGGCAACAGTTACAAAGATGCAAAGCGAGGTGAGAGAGTAGTGGAAATAAAGAACCTTGCTGAAGTGCTTGCTGGGCTAAATTTGACTGAAAAGAAAGTAAATGATGCTGCTCGTTATGCGATCGGTATGGCTGCTGCTTCTGTAGAACGCCAAGCCAAAAAGAATGCAAACACAGGAACTCACCCAAGAGGTCAAGGCCACATCCCTGGAACTGGTCCTGGTCCAAATGTTGTAACTGGCAATTTGCGCAGATCTATTTTCTCTCGTAGCAAGGTTGGCTTTGGAAATAGTTATGTTGCAGAAGTTGGCGCTTCGATGGTTTATGCACGCGCTGTTGAAATGGGAGTTCCCGAGTGGAAATCAGGAGTAAAATATCCGTATCTTGTCCCTGCTGTAGAAAGCCTAAAGAACTCAGGCAATCTCAACAGAACATTCACTGGCGCTTTTGCAATGTATTTGAGGAGTTAATAGATGGCATCAACAATCCCGCCAATCCTTATTCAACTCCAAGCCGATGTAACTCAACTTAAAGCAGGGCTAACCCAAGCAGAAGCGGCAATAAAAGGCGTAGACAGTAATGTAAAAACCGCCAGCGCTGGTATGACTTCCTTTGTTGGCAATCTTAAAAAAGTGGGCGCGGCTCTTGGAGCAACTTTTGCGGCCTCTCAAATTGCTAACTTTGCCAAAGAGTCGATTATGGCTTCAAGTAATATGGCTGAGTCTTTATCTAAAGTGCGAGTTGTCTTTGGCGAAGGCGCGGCCGAGGTTGAGAAGTTTGGAAAGAACGCTGCTCAAAATTTAGGTATTTCTAACCAAGCCGCTCTTGAGGCCGCAGGAACTTACGGCAACTTATTCCAGGCGTTTGGATTAGGCCAAGGTGAAGCCCAAAAGATGTCGACAAGTCTTGTGCAGTTGGCTGCGGACATGGCTTCGTTTAACAACACATCTATTGATCAGGCCATTACTGCTTTGCGCTCAGGTTTATCGGGTGAAACCGAACCTTTGAAGCGCTTCGGTGTTGCTCTTTCAGAAGTCAGATTAAAAGAGGAAGCCCTACGCATGGGCTTAATTAAAACCACAAGCGGAACTTTGCCTGTTGCAATCAAATCACAGGCTGCCTACTCGTTGATCTTAAAAGACACAGCGCTTGCGCAAGGCGATTATGCACGCACCGCTGATGGAACCGCAAACACTATGAAAACCCTGCAAGCCAAAATGGAGGATGCAAAAGTAGCACTTGGCGATGCACTCATGCCAGCATTCAAAGGATTGCTTGGCATTCTTAATTTGTTAATTCCTGTTCTAACAAAAATTGGTGATTTTTTTAAAGCAAATCAAGATGAAGTGAAAGCCTTTGCTATAACTGTTGGTGTCCTATCAACCGCTTACGGTGTTTATACCCTGGTGGTGCAGCGTGCAGCAATCCAACAAGCAATTTTAAACGGCCTAGTTGCTATTAATCCCTTTGTGGCAATTGCTATAGCAGTAGGTTTACTGGTAGCAGCCATGGTTAAATTGTTTAAAAGCAATGAGACTTTTAGAAAAGCGGTAATTGAAACAGGCAAAATAGCATTAAATGCTTTTGCAGCAATCATTCCTATGGTGGGTCAGGTCTTTGAAGTTATTATGAAAGTTACAACAGGACCGCTTCGGCTTTTGCTTTTGGCTCTTTCTAAACTACCAGGCGTTGGTAAATATGCCAAGGCTGGTTTAGACATAATGAATAAAGGGCTTGATGGCATCAGCGATTTTGCTAACGCGGCTGCAAAGAAAGCCAAAGACCTGTCTGCTGGTTTAGACAAGATGGGTGCGGCTGCCGATAAGAACGCTAAGAAAGTAGAGAAAGCAACCAAAGGTAGTAAAACAAAACCTGGAACAGTTGATCCTGCTACTGAGGCCGCTGCAAAAGAGGCCGCTGAGGAAGCAAAGAAACGCGCTGAACAAGTTGCAGACGCAGAGATGTCTTACATGGAAGCGCAAATTAAAGCGCACCAAGATTATCAAGAAAAGGTTGCAGACTTACAAAAAGATTATGCAGAGGCTTTGGCAAATGCAGAAGAGGCTGCTGCTGAAAAGCGTGCCGAAGCACAGGCAACCTATAACGAAGCCATTACCGATGCTCAAAAAGATCACACCAAAGTTATGGTTGAGATTGCTAAAGATTATGCAAAAAGAACTGCTGATATTGAAGCATCACATCAAAAGAAATTGTCTGATTTAAGAACTGCGGCTGCGCAAAAGGCTGTTGATTTACGCAAGTCGGCTGCCGATAAAGAAGTCTCAATTATCCAACAATCCGTGGATCGCTTACGCAGCGCCTTTGCTTCAGGCACAGGCTTTAGTTTGACCGAGGCTTTTAAGGGTAGAACTTCGGGCGGTCTTTTAACCCAAATGAAAAAACAACTAGATGATGCTAAGAAGTTACAAGCGGCTGCCGCTTATCTTGCTGGCGAAGGTTACGCACAAACTTTTATTGAACAGGTTGTGAAGGCTGGACCTGAGGTTGGCCTTCAGATGGTGGATGAACTTAAAAAGTCCTCGCCTGAGCAACAAAAAGAAATTCAAAACACTTTCATGGATTTAGAAAGCATCCAAGAAACTGGACTAGATGTTTTGGCTAAATCCATGAACAACGGAGCCAACCTTGCAACCTCTGAATTGCGCCAGGCTTACAACCAAGTAGCCATTGATCTTAAAGAGTCTCTTGCTGAAGTAGATGCGCAACTTCAGGAGTCTTTGGCTGTGGCTAACGCTGAATATGCAGCGGCTATGGCTGAGGCAAAGATTGAGCGCGATGCTCGTATGTTGGAAGCCGCCACACAACTTCAAGAGGCTATTACTACCGCTAAAGCAAACCTT